CCCTTAAATTGAATAAGTGATAACAAATGAATAAGCTGATCCAAAACTTGAATTTCTTCACCATTAAATGGCTCCTTCTGCGCCAATAGATAGTTGAGCACTGTTCAAAGTAGAACGGTCTATTGACCCAACCAGTTGTTCAAAACTAATTGGTGTCCGATAGCCTTCTGGAACAGTTAAAATAACCGAATCATTCCCGCCACTACTTTTTCCGTTTAAAGCCACAAAATATATAGAAACTGTTTTTCCTTCACGATAAAGCTTTGCTGTCCCTGTATTACCGTTAGTGACAACCAGATTTACCACTTCATATCTGTTATCATCAGTCGTCAAAACACGTTTATTATTGATTGTTACAGAACCTGAAAAATTCTTATGTCCTGCAATGGCTTGGTCTCCATCTGTCTGCACCAATGCTTCTTTACCATCAATAGCTTCTACATGCGTTTTTAAGTATTTAGCAACTCCGTCTTCTTTTAATTGCACAATATCAGCCATTAAACCGTCCCCACTTTCTCAAATGTAATATTGGCTAATCCATCGAGTTTAGCTTTGTCAGTTGCTGACATTAAACCTGCTGTCGTAGTTGTAGCATTACCTGGATTTTTCTGTGCTCCAGCTGCAATTCCATCCAACTTAGTTTTATCTGTGGACGACATCAACCCATTTGCTGTAGTTGTAGCTACAGCTGTAGTTGTGGCATTTATTCCAGGATCACCTTTATCTCCCTTTGGTAAAACAAAATTAAATCTAGCTGCAGATGATGTTCCTACATTCGTAACAGAAGCGGTTGAACCACTAGAAACGGTTCCTATGGTAATTGTTGCTGCTTGGCCAGGATCGCCTTTATCTCCCTTCACCGTTGTTGGTTTGCCTTCTATAGCATTCCAATGAGTTTGTGGATAAACCTGTACATTGCTTTGTTTTATTTTTACGATATCTGTCATTCTCTATACCTCCCCAATTTTTTCAAAAGTAAAATTTGGAATTCTTTCGTTTGTGTAATTTTCTGCTTGATTTACAGCTTCTTGGAATTTTTGATCTACATATGACTGATTAACACCACCAGTCCCACTACCACCTGTAGAACTAATTGTTCCATCTTCTGCAATTGATATATTTGCACCTGCTTTTAATATTTTTAGAGATTCTAATTTTCCTTTTAATTCTTCAGAGAAATTGAAGTCTGTTTGCTTAGTTGCAGATAAAACACCTTCTTCAGTAACTTCTAAGAGTTCCCCAACTTTTATACCTCCTAATTGTTCAGGAGTAGCAATCGGCAAAATATATGTTCCACCTTCTCCATTTACGATCTTTTGAAACATTTCAGCAGTAAGAATACCATCGCTTGTCTCGCTTGCATAAGGTAGTTCAGTAATTGCATTCTCTAATCCTAAATCAGCTTTCGTTAAAATGACTGCACCATATTTACCATTAACCGAAAGAACTTTTGATTGTCCTGATATCATTTTTTCTAAGCCTAAAACTGCAGAGACATGTGTAATTGGCATAAATTGACGTTTAACACCAGATTCATCAGTTTCCATCATTCTCTTTACTTTAACCATCAAATCACCCCAACTTTCTCAAGAGTGAAAACATTCTGTTTTGGATCATCAACAGTTGCAATAATCAAAGCTCCTTCTTCAATTGGAAATTCTACTGTTTCAATTTTTTCGACTTCGTGATTATCTGAAAAGAGATCGTCTTGAAGAATATCAGTCACTTCAATTTCACCGTATTCAATCGTGAAAAGTGCTGCTTTCATTTTTTGATACAAATAATTTAGATCGGATAGGAAACGTTCAGAAATCGATTCATGGCGTACACCTTGAAGATCTACACGTGCATCCATTAATTCGGCTAACATTACTCCACCTGGATCGATAGACTTCAAAATATCCTTGATTGATTCAAACCATGACAAGTAATCTGATTCTTGTCCTTCTCTCCAATCTTGGAAACTATTCTCCTGTTCCTCTCTCCAGCGATCAAATTCTTCTTTCCTTTCATTCATCCAGTCCGTAAAATCGCCTTTATTTTCATTAATAAAATCTGTCATATCAGCAATTAAATCTTCAATTGATTGCCAATAAGAACCCATTTCTCCTTCTGTTTTTGAAACAGCATTGATGACAAAATAAGAGAAGTCTTGAGTTGTTCCAATCAAGTCTTCTCCTTTAAATATAATGAAATTGGCTGTTTGTCGATGCAAACACTGCATGGAATATTTATCAAAAATATATTTGATTTTCCCTTTTTTAGCATCCACAATTTTTGTTTCTAATTGGACTGGATATTTTCCGCCAACAACTGATTCAAAATATACCTTACATTCTGATAAATCATATGGAAGACCATTTTCGACAATTGTAGCTTCCATAACTTCAGTGTTTTTATTGCCTTGTCGAACTTGAATCATCCCCACGTAATTATAGGGTTCTGTTGTACTTAATATGACATTCCACTTTGCCATTAAATCACCTCCCTATTTTGGTGGTATGACAATGGAAGAAATTGCACTTGCACTATAATACTGTCGATCTAACTTTCCACAAATCATACCTAACTCTGTGTTTTGTTCATAAGTTTGCATACGACCATTAGCTAAGCCTCGGATAACGCCAGTATGTCCATAAGTTCCATCTGCAAACCATGAACCCACTTGTCCACCTCTTGCCCAATTAATAATTGCACCAACTACTAATTGATCATATCTAGGGTTTTGAATCACTTTCCAACCAACAGCAGACCAATCATAGGCAATACCAATATCAGATGCTGCAGAAGTATTTCCTATCACATGAGTTAAACCATATTTTGTTCCAGCACCCATGCCACAACCACCCAGATATCCTGAATATTCTGCAGACAAGCCATAACACTGACCATTGCCAATTCGTTGTCCAATCAAAGACTCTAAATGTTTTAGTCCTGCTTCTCCAGTAGCTCCTCCTGGTTTTAAATCTTTAAATTTGTTATACCAGTTAACTGCATAATCTTGACGTTCAGGATGTGTCGCTGCCGGACGTTCATAGTTTCGTTCAAAAGCATATGCTGCTTGTCTTGGATCAGTACAGGCCTTAAATCCATCAACCGTCGTAGGTTGTACTACGCCCATCCATTGTCCATTTGTAAATGTCCAAATAAGCAATCGAACTTGTGCATCTAAGCTCGTTATTGGTTCTTTAATACCTGCAGCATTAAATAAGTTTTGAACATAAACTTTTCCATCCCATGTTGCTGGACCAACAAGAGGATATGAAGAACCATCCCACTGAACTAATCCGTATGCTGGTCCACCTATTTGAACAGTATCAGGATCAAAAGTTCCTCCTGTTTCTTGTTGAATGTTCCCCAATATTCCACATGCAGATTGTTTCGTAAATCCGTTATTACACAAAATATCGTATATTCTCCAAGCTCTCTTTTCTGCATCTGTTTTTAATTCATCAGGATACCCACCAGGTGTTTCTCCTCCGCCAGATGGACCGCCATTTTGTCCTGGTATCACTTCTTTACCTCTAACAGTAAGTTTTCCCTGAATATCTAAATCACCGAAATAATATGCTTTTCCGTTTCCTAATAACACAAATCCTTTTTCTGCAGTTGGAGAAATTAAAATGTATTTTCCATCGCCATTTGTACGTATTACCAAAGAATTTTCCTCAAGAGGTGTAGGTGTTACAGCATTTGGAAATGGATTTCCTGCTGAATCTGTTGTTCCGATCGTTCCAATGGATTCTTTTCTATTCCAGAATTCCATACCTTTTTTGGTTAGCTCCATGATTTTTTTGTTTTCATTCCAAATTTGAAGCGTGCCTTTTACAAGTTTTAACACATCACCATAAGCATTAAAGGAAGTTTCGAATACTTCTGCATTTATTGTTCCTACTTTGATGAAGTCAGCAACAATTTCTCCTTTTGATGTGATAGCAATACCGAACGGGCCATTTACTCCGTTGTCTGAATAACCTAAGCCATTTAAATTCCAACGCCACACTCGCTTTGCATTCGCCACATTTGGAGTATCCATGATAAGAATCTCTGATGGAGCTTTTTCTGGACGAAAAACGACATGCCCACCAGAATTACCAGTGATCCATGCCGTCGCATTCAACACATTTTGAACTAACGTTTCTGTTCGATTGTCGATTTTCTTTTTCAATTCTTGTGCTTGAGTATTTACTGCCGAAGTGTACAGTGATAAATCATTACCTAAAACAATATCCTTATATTTCCCAAGCGTTGGGAAATAAGTGTATTCGACCATACGCTCTTTTATCTCGATATCTAGCTCTTTCGCCCTAACATGAGCGACATCACCAAAGTGTAAAGACGCTAGCTCTTGATACATGTCACCGTATTCGAGTGTGTGTTCCAACGCCACCATACTGACTGTATGAGTAGCTTTTGGCTCATGGATACGATCATTGTCAAATAAGGTTTTGCCCCATTTGATCAATTCATCAACTGTTTTACAATCTCCGTTTTCACGTTTGGCAATACGTCGATTCTCGTTGGTTACTCCATCAATTTCTAAATAACCATATTCGATAGGTTCTTTGTCTTCATCATAATCGTTATCAGGAACACCGCCAACCAAATACAAACTATTGACAATTGATTCTTCATCAATTTCTTCTTCGATTGCTTCTAAATTGATGCCAAAATCAATCCGAAAACCATTATCTGATCCAATCTGTTTTACCAGTTTCAAATCATAGTTATCCATATCAAGTTCCGCGCTAGTCACGCCAGTCAAATTTTGATTACCGTTATTTGAACCAATGATTGCTTCAACTGGCGCGACTTGTCTTGCTGTAAATTGGTGCGTTGTCCCTACATTCGAAAGATAGTTAAATTTTTGATCAAATGCCAAACTGTTTTTAAGATTGGTCATGATCTGAGACCCATTGCCGTTATCCGTAAACGACTTGACAATAAAGTTCTTATTGGCCATAAAACCAATATGCCGAGCTGTTACAGAAACGGAGGTCAAATTCTTTTTGACATTATAAATTTCAAAATATTGCCATGATCCATCTGGTACCTTCGCTTTTATAAAATTTCCTTTTTTTAAATAAGAGCGATACTGTCCGCTTCTTGAATAGTTACCATAAAAACGATATTGGCCATTCAGCACACGATTGATTTCTGGCAAATCTTCCCAATCAACTAACGACGCTCCGTTCACGCTCAAATCATCTGGCATTTTTTTATAAGCATAAATAAATTCTTGCGTCACAGATACACACTCCTATTCCAAAACCGCACTTCTTTAAATTTTCCGGATATTTTTACCTGATTCCATTCAGGCTGCAATACTGGCCAATCACCACGCGTAAATAAATTCAAACCTTCTTGTATTGCTTTTCCAAGCTGAGTATCAACCACGATTGTTGCAGCTAACGTATTAAGTATTGTTAGGCTTTTATCACCGACAGCGATCGTTATATCTCCTCCGTTCGATTCTATTTCCAGATAGGGATGTGCAATTTCGTCACCATGATCAAAAATATCCATAACACTAGAATGAAAAATTTTAGGTGCTTCACCGATTTTTCTTTTGAGTGGCTGACAACGAAAAGTAACATCGAATGTATAAAAGAAGCCCCACTCGTTTTCGAAAGGGACTTCTTTATCCATGCTGCAGATAGCCTCTAGATACTTGTCTGGATCATTATGTGTGATTAATTGGCTTTTACCAGTGAGCCATCGTTTGACTTCTCTCAGTTTCGAATGTGGAATAGTGATCCCTTCTATTTCCAAATCAAAAGGTTCATAGTCATCAAACGTCTCCGTCAATTCTCCGCTTCGGCCCTGAATCGTGTAAGTTTCGTATCGCTTGTTCGGCATAATATCTGGAAGCTCTGCCTCAATGATGCAATTCATATCAATTACTGCATTCCGATTTTTCCAAATAAAATTTGGTTCATCTGGATTCATAAATTGTCGACTCAAATAGGAACACCTCCCAAATCACGAATAGCCTGTTTGTTTGCTTTAGCAAATTTACGATTCATACGATCTAACTCAGATGGATTGTTTGCATCGACTTTGCCAATGTGTATATGCTGTTCAATGCTACCTCCAGAAACTCTTCCACTGATCCCTTTGCGTTTTTCTTCGTCTGATAATGGAGTAACTGTGGTTTTACCATTCTTGGCAGTCAGTAACTCAGGTCCAGCTTCACCAACAATCGCTTGTCCATTGATTAGATGACCGCCTTGTGCTAAATAAGGCAGTTTTGAAATAGAAAATGATTTTCCACCTACACCAGGAACCCATTTTGGTATCTTTATATTATTCAATCCACCAATAAATCCATTGATCAATCCAATCATGGCATTAATAGGAGCTTTCCCTACAGCAACAATACCATCGAAAATACCTCCAAAAATATCAACTAGACCTTGCCATGCTTTTGACCAATTCCCTGTAAATACTCCAGTGATAAAATCTAGAAAACCACTGAAAATTCGTTTTCCAGCATTATAAAAATTATTGAAATTTGCTATAACACCATCGAAAAATCCACCAAAATAACCACTTAAAAAATTAAATATTTCAACAGCTACATCTGAAACACCTTTGAAGAAAGAATTCACTCCATCATGAAACCATTTAACGTTATTATATGCCCAAATTAGTCCAGTAACTAATGCGCCAATAGCTATAACTGCTAATGCAAACCAGCCTCCCGACATTCCAAATAAACCAGCAAGTCCTTGCCAAACTCCTATAAAACTTTTAACTTCCCCAACGATTTTTGTAACAGATCCCATAAGTGAACCAAGAACGATTAGTACTGGTCCAACTGCTGCCGCTATACCAGCAATTGTTATGATCCAATTCTTTGTATCTTGATCTAGAGACCCCCACCATTTAGAGAATTCCTGTAATAAGGAAGTTGCTTTTTCAAAAAAAGGCAAAAGGCTTACTTGGACTGCTTCACCTACGTCAGCCATTGCTAATTTTGCATTGTTCATAGCTTGATCGGCTTGATCAATTGGGTCGAGAGTAGCATCGAATGTGTCTCCTACAGCTCCCCCACTTTCTCCAGCAGTTTTTGCTAAATCTTCCAGGTTCAAAGTACCTCTACGAATTGCATCGGCCATTCTAGGACCGCCTTTAGTCCCGAATACTTCTGCTGCTGCATTGATGGCTTCTGTTTCAGAACCTGCATTTTTTACCTTGTCTTGTAGTTCTTCTAGTCCTTGACTTAAAGATTTTCCGTCTTTCGCATAAGCCACTGTTGCTTTAGATAAACTACTTAAAGCTGCGCTTGAATCAACACCAGATTGCTCAAATTGTCCAAGTAAAGTGACCCCTTCACCAAAGCTCAACCCTAATTGTTTAATTTGTGGTGCGCCATCAATTGCTTTTTGCATCAAGTCGTCTACAGATTGACCAGTATTCTGCGATGTTTTCGTTGTTACATCAAGGACAGAATTCAAATCATCATATTCTAGTCCATAAGCATCAATAGCTTGTCGAGCAGATATTGCTGATTGCGAAACATCTGTATCATTGATTTCAGCGTACTGTAGGAGATAATTGGTTGAATCTTCCAGTTTTTTATCCATGAATCCAAATTGTGTATTTACCTCACCAATAGCTTCCCCAACCGTTTGTAAAGGTAAATGAGTATTTGAACCAACGTTTTTGAAAGACTGTGAAAGTCTATCAGCTTGATCACCTGTTGCTCCGGTTTTTGTAATGATGGTATCAAGTGCCTCGTCAACTTCACCAAATGCTGCAAGTCCTGCTGCTCCTGCCGCTACAATAGGCGCGGTTACTCCAACAGACATTTTTTCACCAACGCCTTTTACTTTCTCACCTGTTTCTTCGATTTTCTGGAGTTTTTTTGCTGTATCAACAGAAACGTCACCTTGTTCTTTAAGTGCATCGTTCGTCTGTTCTAATGCTGTACGAAGTTTATTTTCTCCGGTTTCAGAATTGAGTAATTGTTTATAAAGTTTTTCTGATTCAGCAGAATATTCACCGGTTTCTTTGACAGATTTTTCATATTCCTCTCTCAGCATTTGAGATCGTTGTTCAGCCAATCCTAATTGTTTTTCTAATTTTTGTTTAGCCGCTCGCAATTTTTCTGTTTGAGTTGCATCCTTGTCC